ATATCTAATAGGGCCGATATTAAATGTTAAAGACTCAACCGCTAATAAATTAGGAACAAAATATCTTTCTTGACCAATAACTCCTGGAATTGTAACTAAATCAAAATAAGGAATTGATGACAAGTCTGATGATTTAAAAGCTATTAATGAATTTAATAATTTCAAACCATCAGACATTTGCTGACCAGTAACCTGCTCAAATTCCCTGGAAACAATGCCAGAGAGATAAAACGATTCGGTAATTAACAGATCAGCAAGATATGCCATTTATTTACCTATTATAAAAAATCTATAAACCCGCGAACCAATACGGCAGCATTAGCAGGTTATGTGGCAACGCTTACTTCGTAATCAATTTTTGGTACCCCGGCAACTAAAGTGGAAAACATAAATAATTGACCTGTCACATTAACTGATGCAACTTGTCCTGTAATAGTTTCAAGATTAGTTGTTTGTGTAGCGCCTGAATAAGCAAATTTTAAAGTTTCGCCAGCAGCGTGAGGTGTATAATTATAATTAATATAAACAGGTACTCTTTCAACGGCTGGTACAGCAGCTGATAAATCTATTCCAGTTAATGAAGTATCTGCGCCAGTTGTTTGTACACTAACAGCAGATTCATACATACAAATTCTAGTAGATTCGTTGCCTGAAATATGCATTGGTATGAAATGAACAGAAGAATCTGTTACGTAATAACCAATTCGACGATAAATACCATAGCCAAATGGCAATGTTGGTGTTGAAGATGCTGAAAGTATTGTTCCAGTAGGTTTAAAACCAGAAGGATCAGCAACAACAAAAACACTATATACAGTACTAGCGGCAAAAGTTCCTTGATCCAAACCATTCAAACCATTAACAGCAGCATTTATAGTTTTAGTTGTATCTAAAAACATATCATACACATTGCTGCTATCACGACATTGACCAGAGCCTACGGTCAACGTTGTATTACTAGCGCTTGCTACATGCATTCCATCTACATATAGATTAGCAATACCGGCTTGGGCATATACCTGCTCAGAAGCATTAGCAAGAGTTTGTTGAGTCATAAAAATTTATCCTCTTTAAAAATTGATGTTTGTAGCCAACCTTTTTTTAGATTGGCTACATATTTGTTACACAGGGAAAACAACACGCATTGAATATTCAGGAACCAAAGTTGCTCCCCAAATAGCGTCGTGTACTAATCCCAGTTGGTTTTGACCAAAAGTAGAACCGTAAGTTAAACGCATGGAAACACCAGTTTCATCATCGTATTCATTAGCAGTATCAAATGGTGGTTGTTTTGGTAATGCTGGCATTGCTAAATAGAATGCATCTCCACCAACAACAACACCTGCTCTATGGGTAGGTAATGCTTTAACTTGCATGCCTGCTTGTAATGCATTATTTAAGTTTTGTGTTGCACCAGGAGTACTTTGTAATGGCGGATAAATATTAACTGTTACGTTGCCACCAGAGCTTGCGCCAGCATCTGCTGTTGCTCTGAATTGAACTGGTTGACCACTTAATTTTTGTCCAATAAATGTCAAATAGCGCATATTTGGTTTGCCGCTAACGCCATCTTGAAATTGGAACAAATCACCAGATTTAACTGCATCAGCATCATTTGGTGTGGCGCCACTGAAAGTTAATTGAGTTATATTGTTACCAGTTGGGTCATTGGTACTAACTAAAGTTAAAACTTGTGCGCTATTACCAACTGTTCCTGCTACTTGGACTGGAAGCAAGTTAGAAATGAAATAATCAACAGGAGGCGTACCAAATTCTCCTACTTCCCATGACATAGCAATTTCATCGTTACGACGTGGAGCAAATTGATTTAAACCACTTCCAACGATTCCTGGAATAGCAAGATCTGATAATACAACTTTAATTCCATCATCAACTGCACCAAAGTTTTTAAAGTTAGCGATCATTTGTGCCAATTGTTGGTAGCTATTAATAGCAGTAATACCATCGCCATAAAAACGGAATGGGCCACTTTCTGTATGTAAAGCACCTGTTGGATTACCGGCGCTATCGTTTACTGGCATACCGGAAATACAGTTAAGAGCAACGCTAGATTCAATAGTTGCGCCCATTTGATGAGTAGCAGATTTACCAAAAACTTTCATGTAGCTTTCAGTATCTTTATCAACATTGAATATACGTTCTTGAGCAGTAAATGCATAAGAAGTATTTACGGATTGATCAACTGTTAATGGTTGTACACGTTGAACTGTTGGTTGAAAATTAGCAATCAAAGTATTTTGTGTAGTGAAACGTGGTGGCAAATCAAAAGTTACAGTAGAACCTAAGTTAGCTTGGATTTTTTGAAAATCTTTAAATTTCTTATTAGTGATATTTCCAATAAAACAATTTAAGTTTTGCAAATAAGCTAAATTTGCGCGTTGGTATGTTTGTACCTGTTGTAAGGTATTAGTTAAAGCCATTTTATATTCCTCAAAAAAGTTAATTTTGAGATAACAGCTCTAACTATTTGTCAGAAAGGTAATTATCGTTTTAAATACGATTTCTTACGAAAATCACCAACTGTCATGGAGCCATTATCTGCTGTTACAGTAGATGGCTTTAATTGACTAAGCGGTTCGTTAGGTTGTTGTTGTTGCAATGCTTGCTGGTTCGCTTTTATCGAATTAGACAAACTTTGCATTTTACTAATAGCCAAGTGAGGATGTGTTCGAGATAAATTTGTAAAATCGCTTATTTTCTCTGGATTTTCTCTTAACTCTTTTAAAATATCCGCTGGGTTATCAGTCAAACCTGCCAAAGTAACCAAGTGTGGGTTATTATCCAAATCAAGCGGCTCAATCACGTCTTTTACAAAATTAGGATCTTTTTGTATCTCTGGTAAAACCTTAGATACAAATGCATTTTTGGCGTTTTCCCAAGCCGTAGTCTGCTGATGTGCAGCCATATGGCGAGATACCTCCTCATGCATCATCCTTTTAATGTCTTCTGGCGAAAATCCTTGTTGCATATTCCCTAAAGACAATCCACTTGCCTGTTGCGGCACTTCTTGTTGACTTTGTGCAGGAGCAGGAACAGGTGCTTGCTGCTGTTGCATGGTCAATTGCATTTCTGCTAATGCTGCCTTTCGCCCTTCTTCATATCCTTTATTACGTGCTTCGTGCTTAATTGCGCCAACTGTTTTATCTACAACTGACTGCGGAACCATTTTTTCCGAAGTCTCTTGTGATGCCGCTGTTGCCGCCGGAACATCTTCACTAACTACTACTTGATTAGTTGCTTCTGTCATTAAAACCTCTTTTTCTGACTATTAACCCCATCACGGGATACCTCGCATTCGCCACGAGTCTCGACTATTTATGCCGTATAGCTACGTTTGCCCCAAACTTGGGTTTGGTTGGCAATAAACTCATTTATTACCAACTTATACATATATATTACATAATAATAATTATTTAAACAATAAAATATTAATTATTATTAATAAAAAAGTAATAAACATGTCAATTTATTTAGGCGCTGATGGTTCAGGCGGTACTGGCATAGGCGTTGTTAACACTTTATGATGCAAATCCAGCATGTCTTTGGTATGTCTATGATGCTGATCTGCGCTATGAAGAGCCAACTTAACCGCTTGTCCTTCTTTTTCTGTTTCTAATCGCTCACGCTCTAATTGATGGTCAAGTCCACTTTGTCTTAATCCTTGCATTATCTCTAAGCGATCGTTATCGGAATCTTGTTTAGATACTGCAATGCGTCCAGCATCTATTTGATTCGCTACCTGATCTTGTGCCATAGAATGCTGTAATTGAGCCTGATCTAATTGTTGTTTTTGTTGTGCAAGAGCTAACTTTTCTTGCTCTATCTGCATCTTTTGTTGAATAGGATTTGGCTGACCCTGCATTGATTGTTTTTGTTGTTGAATATTTTGCATAAATTGTTCAGCCAGTACTTTCAACTGATCTATTCCTCTAATTTCCATATTATCTAATATTACCTCTAATCCTTGTTCATTAATGAATTGTGCAAATAGTGGTGATGCTTGCATCATTGAGGTAATTTGAGATAAAGCTCTTGATTTCTGAATAGCAAAATTAACGCCAGCTTCTACCTTAATATTTAGAGATGTTGGCTTGTAATCGAAGGTATTTTGATCGATTTCTATATAATTTCTTTTCCCATCTATGCCTCTTACAGGGATAGTTCTATTGGTTCGATAGTATTTTGGTATTAAATCAACAACAGCTTTACCAAGTTGTGTAAGAGCTTGCATAAAACCAACCACATATGGCATAGCGGCACTATTTGATTGAGTAGCGCCTTCTACAATAGCAACGCCGGATAATTGATTATCATTAATACCTAATGCCGCATCATAACTGCCCAATATGTTTTGACAGAGTGAATCTGTCATGCCAAATGTGGCTGTAACC